CAATCTAGAATTTGTTCGCGATTCATTGACAAAATCGAGCAATCATCTTCGCAGGGTGCCCCGATGTATTGAAACGAATGCGCTTTAGATTCACGAATTTTTCGCCCAGCCATCGCACCGCCTTCTGGTGAAGATTTCGAGAATCCGTTGTATTTGAAATTCGCGTCTCGTTTGAATGCAGTGACAAGCGCAGGATTGATCGTGCGTATATAAATTTTGCGCTGAATGCGTTTGAACATTGAAAACAGATACTTAGTCACGTTGTAGCCTATGCCCATTCCTTGATACTCTGGCAGAGCAACAATTCGCGAGCATCGCCAAGCGTTTTGAACAGTTCCGCTAGGCATTGGCAAGAAAGCGAAAAATGCTGCTGGTTTTTCATCAATCAGCGCAAGAAAGCAATATGCTGCAGCGTTCAGTTCTTCGCTTATATAGTGATGCTGTTTGAATATCTCCCAAGCTGAACTCTCGCAACGAACGAGTCGAACATTGACGCGCGGTTTTGACCGCGCAGAGCTTTTTTTTCGTAGACTGCGCTCGGCAGTGTATAAGTCCAGTCTGGCTGCAGCCAGTCGATCACATCGTCGTGACATGAAGCGAAAACCACTTTTATGTTTTTGCGTCTGATATACTTCTGCAAAGCGTTCGACATAGATTTCGCAGTGTTTCGATCTACTACAGATGTGTATTCGTCTACTACTAAAATTTTGTCTTCGTCTTTATGTCTTGCAAGCGACATCGCAAGATTGGCTCGATACTGCTCACCATTAGATAGCAATCGATACTGTCTAACCCAGGCTGGGACGCTTGCTAGACCAACTGCAGCTAGTAATTGAGTAGCATCTTCTGGAGGCATGAAGTCGAAATTGCTGATCAAAGTTTTTTCTTTATCGAAGCTGTGCTGCTTTTCATCTCCGAACATTTTTAAAACTGTAGATTTACCACTGCCAGATGATCCGTAGATTATCCCTATGTTTTCAAAAGGCTCTTTTAGTCGATGACTGATCGGTATTTCAGTAGTGATCTCTTCGTCAATATGTAAGTCAAAAGCTCTTGATACATAATCGACGTGATTATCTATTTTAATCGATGTAGTTAGTTTTATAGTTTGATTCATGATCGTTTATTTTTTTTATTATTTAGTAGTCGGGAAGTAGTTCCCTGCTGTCTTGTGAATCTTCTTCGCGTCGCTTAGGTTCTTCAGAATCCTGTAGACTGTTCGATCGCTGATATCGTGTTTCGCTGACATCGAAGGGACGAAGTCTTTAGGATCGACTCCTGTCGCTGTAATCTCTGAGAGGATCTCTCCTGTGCTGATCTTCTGTCCTGCTCTCTTGAGCTTATTAGCGTCGAGATCTTCTCGCAGGCTAAAGAGAGGAAAGTCCCACTCGACGACGAAAGGCTCTTTTCCTGCGAAGTTTCGCAGAGCGGAGTGAACAGTGTAGCAGTCCTTCTCCTCGTGCGCTGTGAGTCCCATGATCGTGTCTGGATCGCGAGCAAAGACGCCAGAGCCGCTAATGCGATCGAGAGGATCTTTCTCCGCTTGGTTTCCTTTCGAGTAGTGCGCTCCGAACGCTACTGCTGCTCCTGTCCTCTCGACGATCGCTTCGATCTCGTTCATGAGTAAGCCCATATCGCCCGCGCTGTTCTCGTCTCGATCTCCGATAGCTTTGTAGATGGGATCGATACAGAGAAGAGCGCAGCCGTTCGAGAGTCGCTCCTGTAGAGTCTCTAGGATCAAGTTCAGATCGTTGCAGACGCCTCGAAGACTCCAGACCTTTAGAGAGCGAGGAGGATCGATATTCATCGCCTTGCAGACGCTACGAACTCGATCGAGGAAGAACTCGTGCGGGACTTCGAAGTTAAGGAAGATGACGTCGAGTCCCGTGTTCACGACTTTATGTCCGAACCAGTCTGTTCCGCTCGCGACGGATGCTGCTAGATTTAGCAGCGTCCAAGTCTTGTAAGACTTCGAGCCTCCACCGAGAACCATCTTCGTCCCTCTGTGCAGTAGACCCTCGATTAGAACAGGATATCGCTGCATGATCAGCTTGTTAAGATCGTCTGGGATCTCGTCTGCTGAAGTCCAAGTCGGCATATTCCCGATCGCTTGAGCTTTGCGCTCGTCAACTTCGACCTGCTGCGCCTCTATCGCTTCGTTCTTATTGTAGAAGTCGCGTCCGTCTACAGGAGGCTCGCTGTCGCCGAACTCCTCTGCTAGAGCTAGAGCTGCTGCTTTAAAGTCTCCTGCATGCTCTACAGTAGTGTAGAGAGCGAAGGGAGAGTAATTCTGCATAGGCTCTAAAGGAGCTGCGCTATCAGTGTAGCAGTAGAAAGATCCGTCGATTCGAAGCTCTCCCGATACGCCTCCTCGTTTCTCTGGACGAGTGCAGTAAGTTCGAGAGCTGTCTCCTCGCTGTAGCTGCCATCCTAGACGCTGTAGGATAGCTACAGATCGCTCTCGAACATTAGCAGACGCAGCGTAGCGATCTCCGATGCGATCGCCTGTAGGAGTCTTAGACTCTATCTTAGCGACGATCTCTTGCTCTTCGCTGCAGACAGGAAGCTCGACTGCGTCGGGAGCGTAGTGAATCTCTGGATCGTGCGAAAGGAAGCAGAGACGAGAGACGTCTTTCCCGCTCTCGTCCGCTTCGAGTCCGTATGTCGAGAGATAGCGTTTAGCAGACTCGAAAGCGTCGCGATGATTCTCGACGTCGCTAGGAATAGCGAAGATCGCCTTCAGTCCGTTTCCAGAGGGAGAGACGAATGCTGCAATAATATGAGGATCGAACCGCATCTCGTCGACCTTACTCGAAGGCGACTCGATCTTGTCTACGTCCATGCAGATCATGCCAGAGTGACTCGTGATCGCTTTGCTTGATCGACGAGAGAACTGTCCGCTAAACATGACTGCAGGTAGATTTCTCTTCAGCTCGGAGGCTCGATCTAGATCTCCTGCTTCAGTTGCCTCTCTTACTGCTGAGATATTCTTAGCGAATCTTCCGCTCCCGCTTCTGATCCATCCGATGATCTTTTCGAGATCGAAGTCTTTCGTCTCTGTAGCTCTCGCTTGTTCAACGATGCTGACTGATCTAGTTCCATAGTTGTCTGCCGTGATTCTTCCTTTTCGCATAATATTTGATCGTTTAAATTTTTAAGTTCTTCGAGTAGTTCTGATCTCTTCATCGCTTCTCCTTTTTTAGTAGTCAATAAATAAGAGCGGAAAGTAAAATTCCGCTCGCTGTTCCGAACGAAGCTCCTGTAGCATATATGATTTTATCCGATAGATTCGAGAACGCTACTCGCTGCGTGTTAAAGCACCATATGAGAGAGATTAAGAATCCTACGATAATAGCTCCCAAGAGCTTGCTGTTCGCGATCTGCCAAGTGTTGAGGCAGATCAGAGCGACTTGAATGTAGGCGTAGAAGAATGTCGTAAGGTTCTTCATGTCTGCAATCTCCTTCCATATTCTGCAATGAGAGCAGCGTCTACGAATCCGTCGAAAGCCTTCGAGCTTCGAGCAGTTCGCGTCCAGTTCGTATTCCACCAGATCGCGTTAGCAGCAGCGAGAGCAGCCGCCTTCGTGTCGAACTTCTCCTTCATCCCTTTAGGCTTAGAGAAGAACTCCTTCTGCCAAGTCCGAGCGGATACGGAGGCGAAGTTCATCGCATTTACTACGAGCAGCGTTTTAATAATCGCGTAAGAGTAAGTCATCGAGCGAAGTCCTGCTGCGCTTGGAGCATGTGGACCAGGATCTTCGACGATAGCGAACTTAGTCTCTACTGCACTGTCTCTACATTCGCTAAAGAACTCTACGAGAGCCTCGATGTCGATCTCTCGCTTCGTTCCTATCTTAGACGAAGGCATCGCGACCATAGAGATAATCTCTGATCCTTCGAGAGTGACGATAGCTCCGTCGAGTCCGCAGTCTATTCCTATGATCCTCATGATAGTTCGCCCTTCCATTTGTAGTAAGTAGTATTATGAATCCCGATCTCTTCGCAGGCAGAAACGCGCGACAGATTAGGATGCAGTTCGTAGAGATTATCTACTAGATCGATAAGCTCTCGCTTCTGTTCTGTTGTCAGATTCTTAGGCTTGGTCTCTTTGCTCTGCTTGTGAACTTCAGCAGCTCCGAACTCTTCCTCGCAGCGTTCTATAAATTCGATCTCGCTCTCGATTGTCTCTTCAGCCCATCGCATGAAGCGAGAGATCGATGCAGTGTAGCTATCGTTCACGATCATAGTTTTAGCTCCTTCTCTATGAGTGAGAGAGTTACGCGATAGTTTTTCTGCTGCTCTAGATCCTGCTCGACTCGCTTCAGAGAGTAAGTCACTGCGCTTCGATCTCGATTAAATGATGCAGAGATATCTCGATCCGCTAGGAATAGCTGCTCCTTCGCTATCTTGTAGCAGAGATTCCTAGCTGCTACGACAGAGGCTAGACGAGTCGAGCTTCTGATAGATTTAGCAGACTTTCCTGTAACTTTTTGAGCTGCGTTAATGATTGCGCTTATGCTTAATAGTTTCGTTTTCATGGTATTTTTTTTAGTAGATTTTATCCGCGAGGATCGTAGTTTTTCAGATGTCTCCAGACGCCTGTTAGGTTTTTCAATAGTTCGTATTCCTGCTTCAGCTTATCTTCGTCGTAGACTGCTGTCTCGATGCGTCCTGCCTCTGTAGTTGAGATGTAGACGTTCGCTCCGATGCAGTTGTCTAGAGTTCCGAAAGCTGCTGCTGCGTATGCTGCTATCTGCGTCGCTTGAAACTCGAACGGAGTGACTTTCACTCCCTCGGTAGTCTTCTTCGTTTTGAAGTCGATAATGATATTCGAGTTCCCGTATCGAGCTAAGAGATCGACTCGACCTGCGTAGCCTTCTTTAAGATTTACGACTGTGCCTTCGCGCTCGATGTCTTTTAGATTAAGAGTCGCTAAGTAGTTCATCGTAGGTTCGACGTATTGCTTCAGATCGTCTGCAGGTTCGAAGCCGTCGAACGCTGCGTCTATTGCGTCGTGAATGCGAGTGCCGAGCTTTGCAGCTTTGTCAGTCTCCTCGTAGCTGCGAGATCTGATCCGATCAAAGTAGCGAGCGTCTGACTCGTCTTCGTTGCGAGGAGTCGCGAGAGTCGCTTCGATAGCTTTTCCGATCTTCCAGCGATCGAGTCCAGGCTTTGCCATGATTCCGAAGATAGTAGTGACAGAAGGAAGCAGCTTATGCTTTCGAGCGTCTCGGAGAGTCGTGTTGCGCTCTCCGTCTCCCTTCGCTTTTTTGATCGTGTAAGCTGGGACGCCCTCGCGAGTATACCAGTGAGATCCGTCGAGATCGATTTTCTTTTCTAGTGTAGCCATTTTTTTATTTTAAAAGGTTGAGACGAGCGACGCGGAGAGCGCCGCTCGTCAATGTTTATGTTGCTATGAATCGCCTGTTCTGTCTTAGAACGGGCAGTTAGGATCGTCGTTTAAGCTAGGAGCGAATGCTGCAGGAGCAGACGCTACAGGAGCTGCAGGAGCTGCTGCTATAGTCGCTCCGATAGAAGACAGAGCTTGAGCTACAGGAGCTGCTACGGGAGCTGCTGCTGCTGCAGGAGCTGCGATAGCTCCGAACTGATCTACAGGGACGATCTGCGCAGAGTAATCCGCGAGGCTTGTTTTCGCGGGAGAGATGCGAGTGATCTTCGGATATGTAGTTCCCATCTGAGAGACTACATGCTCGATCGATACGACTGCTCCTTGACTCTGAAGAGTGCAGTAGTCCCAGCCGTAGTCGGGAGCCTGCCCTAGCCAGCTAGAGAGGAACTTGTAGAGCGTAGACTTAGGAGAGCCAGAGATCTTCATCTCGAAAGTCTGAACCTTGTAGAGACGCCCGTTCTGCGCTTTGAAGCCGAAGAGAAAGCGAGTAACATCGATCTGCTCTTCTTCCTCTGATTGATACTTTTTTCGAGTGACTCCGAACTCGTCTGCGATGTCAAGACATGTGACAACGTAGTCGCCTGCTGGAGCTAGTTCGTCGATAGTGAACCCGTTAGAGGATTCTGATTTTACTGTTAGTATAGCCATATTATTTTATGATTTTAGTTTTTGTTAGAGTGCGAAACTTTTAAAGCTCCGCGAGAGATTAGTTCAGCTTCGACCTTGTCGAAGTATTTAAGAGTAGCTGCTTTCTTATAGCCGTCTGGTCCTCCGTTATGAATGCGAGCTACGTCTGCGATCGTGACTGTTCTTCCGATGCGTCGCTCTGTAGCGTAGCGATCCATATAAGCTAGGACGATCTCGATCGATGTCTCGCGATCGAATGCGTCCTCATGCGTCCAGTCTTCGCCTGCATACTCCGCAGCGTCTGCGACGTAGGCTGCGTGAAGCTGCAGGCATCCGTAGGCGAGACCTTCGTCTCCGATTGCGTGATCGTTACCGCTAGATTCGACAGCGATAAGAGCGAGGATAAGTGCCATGATATTCATGTTAGTTTTTTGAGTTAGAATTAATAGACAAGTCCATTAGACGCTGCTCTATATCGAGCAGTCGTTCTCCTGCAAGCATCATCGCAGTGTTCTGATCGTCGCAGGCTTTTTTAAGCATGTGAGCGATCTCCTTTAGAACCTCGCAAGGGACGTCGGGAGAGTCCTGTTCGAGAAAGTGAATGATGACTTGGAAGCGAGCATCTGCTGCTGCTTGTTTTGTTGCTGCGAGTTTTAGTAGATGTGACATATCGTGTTTATGAATTAGAGATTATAGGTTAGAGATTCTAGATGTTCTTCGAGAGCGTAAAGAGCCTCCGCTCTCCACTGTTTGAGGGTTAGATGCTTCATCGCGCTTACCATAACTGATTGCGCGTTTAGAGCAGAGTCAGTTTTTAAGTCTACGAAGTAGAAGCAGCCGTCGCCTCTTCCTCCTGCTATCTCTAGTCCGAGATCCAATATTTTCGAGTTAATTAAGTTCTTCATGAGTCGCGTTTTTGTTAAGATAAAAAATGGAGTGTAGGATGCTCCGCCCCGTAAGAGTTAGACTAGAAGTTGAGGACGTAAAAGTCTTCGTTATTTTTCTGAATCTCGCGAATCTTCTTACGATTCGAGTTACTGTTTTCGATGCACTTGACGCCCATGATCGTATTGCCTTCTAGGTATCCGACTTGAGTCGAGGAGCTGAGACCTCCTCCAAAAGGAGAGAATCTATTAAGAAGACGAATGTCGCATTCGTAGTGGTAGACGACTTGCTTTCTTCCGTATTGCTCGATGACGTAAAACGTATCGCTCGCTGCGCCTGCTTTTGTGCGAGCTACTTCCTTGTCGAACTCGCCTTTGTTGTAGTCGCGATTAAGACCTCCTGCAGCGTCGATAGCAGATTCGAGAGTAGCGTGAGTAGAGATGATGTTGATCGTTGTCATAGTCGTGTATTTTATTGTCGTGTTTTTTTCTAGGCGTGAATCGCTTCGATATGACAGATAAAGAACTACGAAATGGAGCGTGTCAAATTTATTCTCTCTTTTTTTTCTCTTTTTTTTAGAAGCTTAATTATCTCTCCTAGACTGTGCGCTTTTACTACTAGATCGATTTAAGAAAAGAATCGTCGTCGTCGTCGTCGTCCCAGTCTAGATCTCCGTCTTCTAGTTCGCAGTCTTCGAACGCTCGCTCTTCTCGCATCATTTCGAGAGCCTCTCTGTAGAGAGCTTTCTCGACTAGATCGTTATCAGACATGTGTAAGATGCTGCCGTCTTCGTATTGAACGACCAAAGCAAAGTGCTGAAAGAACTCGCCTAGATTCGCTCTAGTATTTTCTAGAGCGTTCTCTGTAGCTCTCTCGATAATGATCTCTCTCTCGAAATTATGATTCATGACTAATGATTTTATCTGCTGCAGCGTTCTCGTCTCCTGCGTCGCAGGCGATTGAAACTTTTAAAAAGTCTATAGGCTGCTCGCTTGCGTGAGAGTCCGAGCCGTAAGAGATCCCGTCTCTCGTTAAGCTTACGACGATACCTCCTGCGTTTAAGATCCAGTCTGCCTCGTTGTCGAATCTGCAGTCGTCGATCACGATCGCTTCTGCTCCCTGCTCTCGTGCTAATTCTATGCGACGCTTCATCGCCCAGAGCCAGACGCTCTCGTCGATCATGTCTCGACCCCAGTCAGTTCCGAGAGTCTGCATTAGATACCTCGCGCTCTTTCCTAGTCCCTCGATCTCTTGCTCCTTGTGTCTCTGATCGACGAGATTAGATAGGCTGACTCCCATCGCTTGGAGCATCGCTCGCATAGGATCAGCGAACGATAAGATATGAGTCTGCTCGTCTAGAGTATCAGCGATCGCTGTAGCTACTGTAGACTTCCCGACTTGCTTCGGACCAGTTAGAGCGATCAGTCTCATACAGTTTTAAAGTGTCTCGTAAGCAGTCCTTCAGTCTTGTGATATTCGAACGCGCTCGCGCCCTTCTGCGATCCGACGAAGCCCGCGCCAGCATGCCAAGCGTCTGTAGCGCAGAGAGCTTCTAAGTATTCGACGACAAGACCGCTCTGCTCGTCGATTATTACAGGAGCGATCGTCTTCTTATGATGAACGTGTCCGCATTTTAAGTGGCGATATTTCGTAGCTCCCCATTCTTTAGCGAACTCTGCTGCGATAATCATCGCCCACTTCTGCGCTGCGATCTTGTCGCCGTGCGCCCAGAGTAGGAGATTGTCGCCCCAGATCATGTGCTTGCGAGGATTAGGAGTCGTCGTGACCTTTACGTTCGAGCAGTTCGAGTAGTAGGCGTCTAAGACGCGAGAGAGCCAGAGTTCAGAGTGAGAAGAGTGATTACCCTCTAAGACGACTACCTCGACTTCTGGAGCTATTCTAGCAGCGATATCGACGCATTCTCTGCAAGCTGCTATAATGTAATTTACGATCCTATGATATCGACTATCAGCGTCGAGAGCGTGACCGCTTGCTGGCGTCCTATTGCTTCGATCGTCTACGTGAAGCATGTCGCCTCCGAAGACTAGGACGCATTTGCTAGGATTATTCGCTCGACTCGCTAGAGCCTGCGTAGCCTCGATCATTCGCTGCGCTGCGATGTCGCAGTTATAGTCGCCGTCGAGAGTCTCTTTCTCGTCTGCATACATGCCGACATGAGCATCGAAGAGATCGATCTCGTAGAGAATGTCCTCTCCCGTCTTGCGACTCTTCTTAGTCTTAGAGACTTTGCTCTTCCCTTTCACTCGCTCGCAGAGTCCGTCTACGACCTGCTGCATTAGATCTACTGTAGGATACTGTCTACGCCATTCCTGTATGACGTTGCCGTCGGCGTCGAACTGAACAGTAGATTTACCGACCGAGAGATGTGCAGGGAGAGGAGCTTTTGACTTCCAAGGAGTTAGTCCTAGACCATCGAGTCGATGAATCATGCGACGAACGCTGCTCTCTTGCTTGCCTAGTAATCTAGCTGCTCCATGAAATGAGCCAGCCTCGATATATGCGTCAACAGTTTGCTGCTGGTTTTTGTCGAGTTGCATAATAGACTATTTAACCTGCGATGAGCCGAAGTAGAATCCGACGATAGCTAGAGCAGCTTGTCGAACCTCTGGCAGAATAACGTAGCCGCTAATCTGATCCCATTTTACAGTTTTAAATAGTCCGAAGATCCCGTCTGTCTCTCGATTGACGCTTACTCCGATGTCAGTAAATGCGACTACAGTCGGCACGACTACGATCGCGAATAGAACGACGCATGTAATAACGCGACGCATTAAAGCTCCGCCTCTAGCTGCTGCCTCATTAGCTGAGACGTCTGCAGCTTGCTGCTTCGCTAGAGTCTGTTCGAATAGTCGAGCCTGCGTCTCTGCTTGGTTCGCTATCATTTTCATTACGAAGCCGCCGACGCTGCCTCCGAGCATTGCTAGTAGTTCTGGAGTCATAATATTTATCCTCTATTTTTTAGTTCTCTAATTACTTTGACCGCAGAGGCAGTCATATAGACTAGAGTCGCGAGACCCACGACAAGTCCTAGAATGTCGTTGACGTGACCTAGTTCGATAGTAGCGATGAATCCACCCGTTCCGATTGTGGATTTATAGATTATGTCGTCTGTCATTCTACTTATCGAAAAAGGTTTAATCAATTGTTACAGTCCCGTCATCGTGACGAGTTGTAGCTGGCT